ACATGTAAAGGTCCTCAACCTCGCATCGCAGTACGTCGACAGCGCATGTTCTAAGACGTGCAACGTGGGCGATGATGTCACATGGGCGGAGTTCAAGGACGTCTATATGGCGGCCTATGATGGTGGTGCGTCGGGCTGCACGACCTTCCGTGCCTCAGGTAAGCGCTATGGGATCCTGAACGCCTCAGCCTCTGAGGACGTAGCGACCACCGCAGAGGAAGACGACAACGGAGACTACGTGGACGAGGGTGGCGCTTGCTACTATGACCCCGCGACAGGCCTGCGTGAATGTGAGTGACCGAGGGGCCCCGTTAGAAATAATGGGGCCTCACTCACTTTTTTAGTTTAGGGGGTGTACAAGCCCGAAAGCATGGCCTATATACTGTATACCAACACGAAAACAAAGGACAACACGATGAACTACGAACAAACACACGGGCTATTCAAAGCGATGGACGCGCTGGAGACCTTCGCGAAGCTGTGGCAGCACGAAGTGAGCAAGCCCGGCAAGAGCAATTGGGACGACGCCGAGAACTTCGACGTAAAGCTTAAAGAAGCACGTAAGACCATCTTCAACCTAGTAAACGGAATAGCACAATGAGCCGCAAGATGAGCAAGACGAGCAAGATACTCAGGGGCGGGTTCGTCGTAGCCACGATGGTGGCCGTAGCAGCTCTTCTAGCGGGGTGCAACCAACCAACGCCAGAAGACGAAGCGGCTAACGTAAGGGCACACGCCACGCTCACGGTCGCCTCAGGCATTGCGCCACGCCTGCACGACCCCAAGAGCCTGCAGATCGTTGATGCTGTACGTGAGGTCAACACTGGTGCAGTCTGCATCATCTACTCTGCCAAGAACCTATTCGGGGCGCGCGTCAAGAAAGGCTTCGCGTCAGTTGGTGGGCGTGTGGCAGACTACGGCAAGGTCTGCACTCAGGGTGGTAGCTACGAGAACCACACTCTCTACGTTAAGTGGAAGCTACGTTGAGAGACGAGGGCGACCAGTGCCCTGAGTGTCTAGGCGAAGGCCAAGTCGTCACTGAGACCGGCGTGGCCAATTGGGACCACGGTGGGTTCGTCCGGGAGGATCTCGTGGAGTGTCCCGAATGTCTTGGACTAGGTGAAGTGGAATAAGGTTAGCCCTGGGGGTTGCAATGTGCCCTCAGGGCTCTTATATTCCTAGCAACAGACACCAAAAGGACTGCACATCATGGCACGAGCTACCCAAGTCGAACTAGAAGCACAGATGCAGGATCGTGGCTACGCGCGGTTCCTCAAGCAGATAGAGGCTGCAAAGGACAGCGAAGGCCAGAGCAACACAGCCTACGGGCGTGAGGTCATCAAGGCCAACATCGACGGCATGGTGGAGGAGCTAGTCGCATTCATAGCTTCGCAAGCCAAGGTTAGCCGCAAGTCCCCAGCGTCCATTCTGCTCAAGGACCTTAACCCAGAAGCTGTGGTCTACTTGACCCTCAAGACGATCGTGAACAGCTTGGGGCACGACGAAGCGAAGACCACAGCAACAGCTATCAACATCGGCTTGGCAGTCTCTAACGCTGTGGCTATGCAGGAGCTAACGGATAACAAGAGCAAGGGCCTTGTGAAGCACATAGAGACTAGCGCCAACAGGACCCTTGGCAACGACAACGCCAAGCAAAGGTCTGTCGCCAAGAGCCTAGAGTTCTTCAACATCCAGTCCCCCTGGACGGTAGAGGAGCAGCTCAAGGTGGGCGTTACGTTGGTGAAGCTGGCATCTAAGGTCGCTCTGGTCGATGACGTGACAGTCGGATCAGGCAAAGCTAAGTTCAACAAGCTGTTGCCTACAGACAAGACCCTGGAGATGATCGAGGTAATGAACCTCTGCCCAGAGTTCTCCCCACTCTACCTTCCGATGGTCACTGCGCCAAAGGACTGGGATGCTGACGGCAACGGGGGATACCTCACACTGCGCCAGCCTCTCGTGAAGACACGCTTCGAGGGGCAAGCAGAGGCCCTACAGGATGCCGACTTGTCCTCTGTGCGCCAGAGCATCAACACCATCCAGAGGACCGCCTGGAGCGTCCACACGGGGCTTCTAAGCATCGCCAAGGCAGCGTTTGACGAAGGCTTGGACATCGGGGGCTTCCCATTCAACTACAAAGATGGCCGCGCCAAAAGGACAAGCCTCCGAGTGAGTGCCACCACGGTCCTAGGCCTAGCTGATGAGTTCAAAGATTACGAAGCTATCTACTTCCCACACAACATGGACTGGAGGGGCAGGGTCTACCCGATGGTCGACGGCCTATCTCCGCAGGGAAGTAAGCTCTCTAAGGCCCTCCTGTCATTCTCTGAGGGTAAGCACATCACTGATGCCGCTGAGAGCTTCCTAGCTATACACATAGCTAACGAGTTCGGGGAGGATAAGCTGTCCCTGTCTGGTCGCGTTGAGTGGGTCTACGAGAACGAGGACCGCATCATCGAAGCTGCCAACGACCCGTTTGGACCAAACAAAGACTTCTGGCTATCATCTGACAGCCCCTGGGGCTTCCTCCGTGGCTGCCTAGAGTGGGCTGGCTACTGTGCTGATCCAGAGGGCTTCCTTAGTACCCTGCCGGTCGCCTTTGATGGCTCCTGCTCTGGCCTTCAGCATTTCTCAGCCATGTTCTTGGACGAGGTTGGTGGACGTGAGGTGAACTTGGTTCCTGAACTAGACCGCCAAGACATCTACGAGACGGTAAAAGGGTCCGTGGTGGCCGTGCTAGAGGCCTCTGAGGACGAGCTGGCCCAACAGTGGCTAGACAGTGGCCTGTTGACAAGGAAGCTGCTCAAGACGCCCACGATGACCTACGGCTACTCGTCTGAGGTGCCTGGGATGACCAACCAAATCAAGGACGAGGCCGGATCTGCTGCTGTGGAGTTCTTCGGCAAGGAGAACCTGCTCAAGGCCTGCAACTTCTTAGCAAAAGTCACCTTCGATGAGATCGAGAGGACCGTAGTTAAGGCCTCAGAGGCCAAGACTTGGCTGCAACAATGCGTCCGTGGTGAGCCCAAGGCAGCCCAGTGGACCACACCTGACGGACTGGTGGTCGTCCAGAAATACAAGGTTCAGGACCTACGGCGGCTAAACATCAAAATCGGAGACGAACGCTTACAGTCCCGCTACCAAGTCAACACAGATGCCGTAGACACCCGCAAGATGGCCTCTGGTATCGCTCCGAACGTTATCCACTCGCTAGACGGCACGCACATCCGCATGGTGGCCCTGGCGGCCTCTAAAGAGCAGATCCACAGCCTTGCGATGATCCACGACAGCTTCGGTTGTCACGCAGCCGACGCTGGTCGGTTCTTCCAAATCATCCGCGAGGAGTTTGTCGACCTCTACAGCCAAGACGTGGCCCAAGATCTAAACAAGGAGCTGTCTGGCGGTCTAGTCGACCTGCCACAGATGGGCAGTTTGGACCTTGAGGGCGTTATCGGGACAGACTACAGCTTCGCATAGGGTCCAAGAACACTAACTTAGGGGGGCTGCTGGGTGACACCAGTGGCCCCCTTTTTGCTTTAAATGGGGTGTTCCCGGCCCATTCTGGGCCTCTTGCAAGCCTTTGTATTTAATGGGTAATTCAAAACGCTCCATCTAGGAGAGGAAACCCCCCTCCACCAGCCATTCTGGTTTATCAAATGGGCACGACAGGATCGTTCAACTCAAAAGGTTTGACGAACTCCACCACCCGCTCCCACTAAGCCAGCAATGATGCAGGCGATAGAACAGCGGCTCTGGACACGACCAGCAAGAGCAGCACACCCGCTGCCCATTAACTCCACATTCAGTGGGGGTAAGGGGGCACTCAAGGATCATTAAGCTCAAAGGTTTGATGATAGCTACAAAAGGAACATAAGACATGAGAGACATCCAAGGAGCCTTAGAGACCTTCGAGGGCCTAGAGGACGAATGCCTATACGATCTGATATTAGGCTTATCTGAAGACCAACCACAGCTATTTATAGATCTCGCAGACGCCCTCGAAAGCGTCCTAATGCGCGACATCATAGAAGAGCTGCGATTGGATACCCACAATGGCTACCCGTTATACCCAGAGCTGCAATACGATGATTAGCAAGCTCCTCACGGTGCTGCTGGTTAATGTGCCCATAGTGGCCTTATTATCCACAGTGATAACCACCACGGACAACGCCCTAGCCTTCTATGCAGCTTGGGTCTATGCCGTCATCGTGGGCCTCTCAGGGCTCATCACAGCAGTAGAATAACAAAGGACAACACAATGATCTATTACGTACTCCCAGACGGCACCATCACAACCCGCAAGAAAGACGTAGCGGAATACGATAGTGCCTGAGCTAACGCGGCAGCCATGCCCTCACCCTGAGTGTAGTAGCTCTGATGCCTTCAGCTATAATACTGAAAAGCAAGTGGGCGTCTGCTTCAGCTGTTCGAACTCGTACCCTAAGCAGGGCGTGCGGTACACGCAGGAGGCCCTTGAGGCCTATCCCCTAGGCAACCTAGTTGCTGAGGATTGTTCGCCCCAGGCGTCTCCTGTGGGCATCTATGAGCCCCTCCGTGGTGTCTCCAGTGAGACTATGGAGCACTACGACGTCAGAACCGTAGTGTCCCCCTCTGGTGATCCTACCTCACAGACCTACATCTATCCCACAGGTGCTACAAAGACGCGCTTGTTCCCTAAGGACTTTAGGGCGCAAGGCAAAATGGACGGCCTCTTCGGGATGAACAGGTTTACCGCAGGCACCTCTAAGATGGTCACCATCACCGAAGGCGAGCTAGACGCTATGTCCGCCTTCCAGATGCTTGGTGGTTTAAACTCACGCTATGCTACCCCTGTGGTATCACTACCCAGTGCCAACCCCTCGAAGGCCTTCTGGGAAGCTGTGGTACCATGGCTCGACAGCTTCCCTAAGATCATCCTCAGTGTTGACGCTGATGGACCTGGTGATGCTGTAGCTAACAAGATCAACAGCCTCTTCCCACACAAGACCTACCGTGTGGACCACAGCATCTACAAGGACGCTAACGAGTTCCTGCAGGCCGGTAAGGCTTCCGAGTACAAATCAGCCTGGTTCGGAGCATCACGCTTCACACCAGACAACATCCTGCATTCTGAAGACGACCTGATAGGCCTATTCGACCACACCCCAGAGCACTCCTTCGTCCCCACGGGCATCCGTGAATTCGATGAGAAAGCTATGGGCCTACACCGTGGTCACTTCACGATGTTCAAGGCCGCTACAGGCATCGGCAAGACTGAGGTCTTCCGTTTCCTAGAGTGGAACTTCATCAATCGTGGTGTTACGTTCGCCACCTGCCACCTCGAGGAGATCCCACTGCGCTCTGTGCTGGGGTTAGTCTCATACGATCTAAACGACAACCTGACCCGAAAGGACCTCATCGAAGAGAAAGGGAAGACTGAGGAAGTCCGCGCAAGCATCAAGCGCCTAGCGGAGACAGAACACTTCTATCAGTTCAAACTACGAGAGGGCGATGGCGCTGACGAGTTAGTCCAGCAGGTCAAGATGATGGCTACCGTCTACGGTTGTCAGTTCGTCATGATCGAGCCCATTCAAGACACCATCACCACAGCCTCAGAAAACAGCAAGGAGAGCGAGCTGGCACAACTAGCCATTCGCCTATCTAAGGTGGCCGCTGAGTACAACGTAGGCATCATCACGATTGCCCACACTAACGAGAACGGTGACGCTAAATACTGCAAGATGCTATCCCAACGTGCTTCTGTCGTAGTTGACCTACACAGGGACAAGGACGCTGAGAACTCTATCGACCGCAACACCACGAAACTGATGATAACAAAGAACCGCCCGACGTCTGAAGAAGGCTTCGCGGGGGAGATGGCGTTCAACCTGGACACCTTCACACTGACGCCATTATAGGAGACAACATGAAAATCGTTTGTGATCTAGAGACCGACGGCCTACTCGACAAGCTCACCAAGATCCACGTGTTCTCGTGGTCTGTGGTTGGCTCAGGTGTAGTACAAAGCACTAGCGACCTCAGCACCATTCAGGAGATCCTGCACAAAGCCACAACAATCGTTGGCCACAACATCGTAGCCTTCGATCTACCAGCACTACAGATGTTCGACATCTACACGGATGCCTCGATCATCGACACCCTGCCGCTCTCTTGGTACTTAGAGCCAACGCGCGGTCGACACGGCCTAGGAGACTGGGGCGTAACAGTGGGTGTGCCTAAGCCTCTAGTACGCGACTGGGACAACCTATCCTATGACTACTACAAGCATCGCTGTGAGGAAGACGTCAAGATCAACCTGGAAGTCCTGTCGATCCTAGAGCGCAAGCTGCATAGGCTCTATGGGGACGACCAGAAGCCCCTAACAGACTACCTAGCATTCAAGATGCAATGCGCTAGGGACCAAGAGGTCTATGGCTGGCGCTTGGATGTGCCGAAGGCTCAGGCCCTACAATCAACCCTACAACAACTGAAGGAGACATCAGAGCTAGAGCTATCAGCAGCTATGCCTAAGAAGCCTATCACCAAAGTGATGAACCCGCCAAAGGTAATGCGCAAGAAAGATGGCACGTTATCCTCCAGAGGCGAGGCTTGGTACCAGCTCCTGAAAGAAAGCTACATGCCAGCATATACCATGCAGCCCATAGTGGTCTTGGTGGGCAATGAGCCCGGAAACCCTAGCTCGCATCAGCAAGTCAAGGACTGGCTCTACGACCTAGGCTGGAAGCCGCAGACGTTCAAATACGTGCGCGGTGAGAGCTTTGGGGAAGAGCGCAAGATCCCACAGCTACGGGATGGCGCTGACCTCTGCCCAAGCGTCCTGAAGCTCGCTGAAGTAGAACCCTCGATCAAACTCCTAGAGGACCTGACAGTAACCAGCCACAGGCTTGGTGTAGTCAACGCCTACCTGGAGTGTCAGAAAGACGGTTGGCTATCAGCAGGCATCTCGGGCCTAACGAACACCTTCCGCTTCAAACACAGGAAGCCTCTAGTTAACCTCCCCGCTGTTGATAAGCCTTGGGGAACTGAACTGCGTGGCTGCTTGATAGCACCAGAGGGCGGAGTGCTAGTTGGTTGTGACATGGTCTCCCTAGAGGACACTACGAAGCGACACTACATGCAGCCCATTGACCCTGACTACGTTCATGAGATGCAGGCCGATGGCTTCGACCCTCACTTGGACCTAGCTAAACACGCTGGGGCTGTGACCCAAGAACAGATCAACCAACACAATGCAGGTGAGATCAACCTTGGATCAATACGAAAGGGCTATAAGGCTGCCAACTACGCCTGCGTCTATGGCGTTGGTGCGGCTACCCTATCACGACAGACAGGCCTTAAGACCTCAGCCTCGCAGGCCCTAATCAAGGCCTACTGGGGACGCAACTGGGCTGTCGAGAAAATAGCAGAGACAAGAAAGGTGCGAGAGATCAAGGGCGAGAAGTGGATCCTAAACGAGGTGTCGGGCTTCTGGCACAACCTGCGCTCTGAGAAAGATCGCTGGTCTACCACTAACCAAAGCACCGGCGTCTACTGCTTCGACCAGTTCGTAATGCTGGTCAAGGCTGCAGGTGAGAAGGTCATTGGGCAGTTCCATGATGAGATCATCGTGGCCACTGATGACAAGGACAAAACCGAGCGCGTCCTTGCTGAGAGCAAAGACAAACTCAATCACAAAATGAAACTCAACGTCCCGCTAGGCGTAGACTACGCAGCGGGCAACAACTACGCGGAGATCCACTAATGGCTAAAGGTACAACAACGCTCATCGGCATGTCCGGCTATGTAGAATATGCACGCGTGTTCAAGGAGAACATGGACGACAGTGACTACCACGTGAAAACACAGGGCCAGTACAACGTGAACTTCTACCCTGAGAGCACGGAAGGCTTCGAGGACTACTTCGAGGCTGGTGCACCAGTGTCCTCTATGGGACACGACACCATCAAGGTCGGCAACCCAGAGCTGGGCACGGGCAAGTTCCTGAAGCTCAAGCGACCTAACCTGCACGCGTTCGAAGAGAAGTGGGGCGGCCCTCCTGCCGTGTTCGACTTCCGAGAAGGCGTGGGCATGAAGAAGTGGGACTTCGCTGCCGACGGCGAAGTAGGTAACGGCTCTAAGGTCATTGCCAAAGTGTCCATCTGGACTGACGGCAAGAAGTCCATCCAGCGTCTTGAGAAGCTCGCGATCCTTGAGCTGGTCGAGTACACTGGCGGCACGGGCGGCGATGTCGACATGGACGCCTTCTGATGGCCTACCTTGTAGAGGACGTAGTGGTTCAGCCTGTGCACTACGCGCGCTGGGCGATCGAGCCCATCACGTACATCATGGAGAACAACATGGAGTTCTGGCGTGGTAACCTCATCAAGTACAGCTCACGTGCTGGCTTCAAGGTGTACGATGGCAAGACACAAGAGGAGAGCGAAATCACTGATCTGGAGAAGGTCAAGCGCTACTGCGATATGCGCATCAACCAGATCCAGGGGGACAGTCCGCTGTGAGGATACTGATCGACGGCGACATCCTGACCTATCGGGCTGCGTTTAGTTGTGAGGACCAGCCGCTGGAGGACGCCTGCGACAAGATCGACGAGATGGTCGAGGGCATCGTTGAGGCTATATCCTTCGGCGGCGACGATGGCATCTGTGAGATGTTCATCACAGGCAAGGGCAACTTCCGCTATGACGTGCAGCCCACCTACAAACAGAACCGCTCTGGCAAGCCTAAGCCACAGCACCTACAGGGTCTGCGGGACTACCTTATCGAAGCCTACGACGCCAAGGTGTCTGTGGGTCAAGAGGCAGACGACGACATCACCATCCGGGCCACACAGCTAGGCCCTAGTGCTACCATCGCCTCGATCGACAAGGACTTCCTGCAGGTCCCTTGCTGGCACTACAACCTAAACAAGGGGACCCTCACCGGCGTCAATGAGCTAGAGGGGCTTCGGTTCTTCTACACTCAGATCATCATGGGCGACACCGCCGACAACGTGTTCGGCATCAAGGGCGTTGGTCCAGTGAAAGCTGGCAAGCTCCTAGCTGCTGCTACAACGGAACGCGAGTTCTATGACATCTGCGTGGCCGCCTACAATGGCGACACCGCTAAGGTCCTAGAGAACGCACGCCTGCTGTGGCTACGCAGGGAGGAGGGCCAAACGTGGGAGCCACCAGAGGCAAGCTAAGGAAGTCGGCTCTCAAGGCTGGCTTCCGCTCAGGCTTGGAACACGACAATGCAAAGCACCTAGACGCGCATAACATCAGCTACCAATATGAGGAGCTAAAGGTGGCGTTCGTACCTAAGCCACGCCACTACACCCCAGACTTCCAGATGTCTAACGGCATCATTATAGAGACGAAGGGTCGTTTTCTCCCTAGCGACCGCGCCAAGCACCTGCTGATAAAGCAACAGCACCCTGAGTTAGACATCCGGTTCGTCTTCAGCCACAGCGGCCAGAGGATCTCCAAGGTGTCTAGACAGACCTATGGTGGATGGTGTGACCAACACGGGTTCCTTTACGCAGACCGGTTGATACCTGTCGAATGGATGAGAGGAGGTGATCTTGCCATCTAGCTCACCAAGAGCCTGTAGTAGGGCTGGGTGTGCTGCTCTATCGTGTAGTGAAGACAACTGCTTGGATAAGAGGCAGGCTACGCACAGACCACATGACAAAGAAGACCCTCACGAACGTGGGGCACTATCAAGGACCAAGGCCTACAACACCGCAAGGTGGCGGAAGCTACGGGAGGCTCAGATGTCTAGGGCACCACTATGCCAGAGGTGTCTGAGCTTCGACCTTGTGACCATAGCGACGGACGCCGACCATCAGATCCCCCACAAGGGTGACGCAAAACTGATGTGGAACGCGGGCAACCTGCAGTCTCTCTGCAAGTCCTGCCACAGCTGGAAGACGCAAGAGGAAGCGAGCGGGGTCTACCATGACTTCCGGGGCTTCGCTTGCTGATTTATTGGCATGTGAAAAGTTTCAA